AGGTTTAAATGCCCTGTTTGGCCTTGAGTATGCAAGATATGGTGAGGAAACTAAGGAAATCTTTGAAACAGAGACTTCTGACCGTTCCTTTGAAGAAGAGGTGAAGTTATCAGGCTTTGGCGCTGCCCCCGTTAAAAACGAAGGCGCGGCTATTGCTTATGACAACGCCCAAGAAACTTACACAGCGCGTTACGTCAATGAAACGATTGCTATGGGATTCTCAATAACTGAAGAAGCTATTGAAGATAACCTGTACGATTCGCTTTCTGCACGTTACACAAAGGCACTAGCGAGAGCTATGGCTTACACCAAGCAGGTTAAAGGTGCAACCATACTCAACACTGGTTTTGCTGGTGGCCCTACTTACGGGGACGGCCAGACTTTGTTTTCAACAGCGCATCCACTAGTTTCTGGTGGAACTAACGCAAACACTCCAGCTACTGGTGTTGATTTAAACGAAACTTCTTTGGAAGCAGCGGTTATTTCAATAGCAGGTTGGACTGATGAGCGTGGCCTGTTGATTGCTGCTAAACCTCGTAAGCTTGTTATTCCTCCTGCGTTGCAATTCGTTGCTACACGCTTGATGGACTCTGAGCTTCGGGTTAGCACGGCTGACAATGACATCAACGCCATTCGCAATAACGGCACAGTTCCAGAGGGTTATACAGTTAATAACTATCTGACTGACGGTAATGCGTGGTTCTTGATGACTGACGTGCCAAATGGTTTGAAGCACTTTATCCGTACCCCAATGTCTACATCTATGGATGCTGACTTTGATACTGGTAATAGCCGCTATAAAGCCCGTGAGAGATATAGCTTCGGCGTATCTGACCCACTGGGTATATACGGCTCACCGGGTGCTACTTAGACCACCCCTCAAAATCGTAATGATTTTAACCCCGCCTTGTGCGGGGTTTTTTATTGGGGTACACTTTCTTAACTATCGGGACTAACCCGTATATCTGACAGCGCCCGACTGACTTCATGCAGACAGATATACCTCAACTCGCATGAGAGGAATTTATAATGGCTAGAACTACTTTTTCTGGGCCTGTCCGGTCACTCAACGGTTTTGTTTCCGCTGGGCCGGGAGCCGCACAAGAAATCACTGCTGATAACACTACGTTAGCTCTTTCTATTTTCCCTACTCCTACAGTAGACGCTAATAATAACCCTACTGGGGCTGTAACTCCGGGTAATGCCGGGGTTATTAATGTCTATGCTTCAACTAATGGAACAGGAGCGGGGCAACTTACACTTCCTGCTGTATTGGATACTGTGCCTTCAAGCACTACTCCTCCTACTGATCCAACTGCTCCTGACCAACAGAACCAACTAGGTGCTCAGATTGTTGTAATTAGTGGGTTTGACCTTTCTAATGATCTGGTCATTAAACCTTCTGGAGCTGATGTGTTTACAGGGTATGCAATGTCTGTAGATTCAGCAGGACTTACTAAAACTTTCCTAGCTACACCGGGTGACACTACATTCACTTGGAATGGTGGTACTACTGGTGGTGACGTAGACAGTATTATTAAATGTACTATTGTTGCTGCGAATACGTGGTACGTAGAAGCGGTATGTTTTGGTGCTGGTGGCGGTGCTGGTGCTACTCCGTTTAGTGCTTAATACTAACTTTGAGGAGTGAACTATTATGGCTGATGCACTTACAAGCCAAGTAATACAGGACGGTGGGAGAACTGCCGTCCTTAAATTCACCAATGTCAGTGATGGGACAGGGCAATCTGAAGCAGTTTTAGTAGATGTGTCTAGTCTGTCTGCTGACCCTGTAACCAAGCAAGCCTGTACTGGAGTTACCTTACAGAAGATTACCTTTTCTAATATTGGGATGGGTGTAGAACTTTTGTGGGATGCTACTACTAACGTACCTCTTTTAAACCTACCACAAGATTGGGAAGATACCATTGATTTTTCAGATTTTGGTATCCCTAACAACAGTGGGGCAGGTAGTACAGGAGATATTCTAGTAACTACGGTAGGAGCTAACACATCAGACACGTATTTGTTAGTAATTACGGTAACTAAATCGTATGCCAGCGCCTAAGAAAAAGGGAACGATGAAAGGCCACACTATTAAAGGTGGTCATAAGCGCCCAACTAAATCGGGTGCAGGTATGACCAAGAAGGGTGTGGCTAAGTACCGTAAGGAAAACCCCGGCTCTAAACTTAAAACAGCCGTTACTGGTAAAGTGAAGAAGGGCAGCAAAGATGCAAAGCGGCGTAAGTCGTTCTGTGCGCGTTCTGCTGGTCAGATGAAAAAATTTCCAAAAGCAGCTAAGAACCCTAATTCTAGGCTGCGCCAAGCAAGAAAACGGTGGAAGTGTTAGTGCCTAGTAAGACGAAAAAACAAGCAAAATTTATGGCGGCAGTAGCTAATAGTCCTAAGTTTGCTAAGAAAGCGGGAGTCCCACAAAGTGTGGGTAAAGAGTTTGCTAAAGCAGACAAAGGTAAAAAATTTAAGGAGGGCGGTATGCCTAGTAGAAGACATGACAAAAAGGTTATTCGTAACCTGGATGATGAAATCTATCGGATTGCTCCTAAAGAACGTATGGGTGGGGCAGAAGGTAGGGATGCTCGACAAGAGCGTTTACGAATTAATCGTGAAAAACGCTTTGAAAAGAACAGGTTAGACGGTATGGCTGCTGGTGGTAAGGTTAAAAAGCAGGGATACAACGACCGACTAGATGAATCTTTGGGAGCTAGAAATGGCAAGAAGTCCCAAAGCCTTAAATCTCGTAGGGACGAAAGCAAAGGCATGGAGAAGTCTATGGGTAAAGGTGCATATTCAGGCGCTTCTACCATGATGAAGAAAGGTGGCAAAGTAGGCAAAAGCAGTGCTTCAAGCCGAGCTGACGGTATTGCCCGTAAGGGACATACTCGTGGAAGAATAGTTTAATTAGTTGATTTTTAAGGAGATATACTATGGTTGGCTTATTTGGCAGACCTGATCCGGGCGAAACACCCGCCCCTAAAGCAAAACCTAAAGCGGAACCTAAGAAAGCTACCCCTAAAAAGGTGGCAAAGAAAAAAGCTAAATGAGGTAACTTGCATGATGAAGTGTCGAGGCATGGGTGTAATGAACCCAGACAAGATGCCGAAAAAAAGCAGGAAACTTAAAAAAGGCGGCTGGATTCAAAAAGCTATAAAAAAACCCGGTGCGTTGCGTAAAGAGCTAGGGGTAAAGGCAGGAGAGAAAATACCTGCTAAGGAATTGAATGCCGCTGCCAAGGAGCCAGGAAAGCTAGGACAACGTGCGCGTTTAGCCAAGACGTTAAGGGGTATGGCGTAAATGATGAAATGTAGAGGTATGGGTAGAATAAGACCCGTAGCATTTAATACAGGTGGCCCTACCCATGATGATTGTTACCGAAAGGTAAAAGCTCAGTACAAAGTGTTTCCTTCTGCGTATGCGTCAGGAGCTATAGCTAAATGTAGGAAGAAAAAAGCTCGTGGCCGTTCGTAAGACTAAAAAAGGAGCTGCGTTAAAACGCTGGTTCAAGGAAGATTGGAAAGATGTGCGAACAGGCAAGGCTTGTGGACGACAGAAAGGGGAGAAAAGGGGTACTCCTTACTGTAGGCCGACAAAAAGGGTGTCAAGTAAAACACCTAAGACCTCTTCTGAAATGACTACTTCAGAAAAAAGAAAAAGAATTGCACAGAAAAAAAGGTTAGGACAGCCAGCGGGTAAACCAAGAAGAGTTCAAGCGGTGAGGCGCAAAAAACCCGTAACAAAGAAAAAACGATGATTAATCAACAAGATAGAACAGACATAGTTAAAGAGATTAAAGATTGGTCTAAGTACGTATTAGAACCACGTAATCCAGAGTTTAATGATATACCAGCGTGTCCCTATGCTAGGAAGGCATGGAAAGAAAAGAAAGTGGATATAGTGTTTAAAGAAGACAAATCTTATGGACTACTTTCTAAGACTTTAGGAAATTGGGACGATAGCAAGGATTTAGTAATCATAGTCGATACTGCATTTATAAAAAGAGAAGACAGGTTTCATAAATACCACGACATAATAAACAAACGTATTTCTGAAAACATGTATAAAGACAGAGACTTATGGATAATGGGGTTTCACCCAGATGATGACGAACAAGAGTTATTAGACAGTGAAGAATTTGAACCAGAAACAGATGTTGAATATGCTTTAGTATTTGTACAAAGACTATCTAAATTAGAAGAAGCTGCGGAAAAGTTAAAGTCTTTGGGTTATTACGAGAAGTATTTTCAAAAATATGATGTAGAACCCATGTATAAATTACGTAATAAGTTTTATAGGAGATTACAAGATGGCAGGTGCTAAGAAGAAAGGCCCAGTTAGAAAGCGTAAAGGAATGCGTAGTGGTGGGGTGACCACTAAAAAAATGCGTACCGGCGGCATGATGCCCATGAAAAAAATGAAAGGCGGTGGTAGGCCAGGGGCTAAAAAGAAAGGCCCAGTTAGCAGAAGAGGACGCTAAAGTATGGCTACGTCTGGCACTACAGCATTCACAATGGACTTCACAGAAGTTGCTGAAGAAGCTTTTGAACGTGCTGGGCGTGAGCTTCACTCCGGTTACGATTTAAAGACTGCTAGGCGTTCCATGAACTTGCTTACCATTGAGTGGGCAAATCGTGGTGTAAATATGTGGACGATTGACGAAGGGTTTGTAAACCTCGGTCAAGGGACTGCTACTTACAATCTCCCTGCGGATACTATTGATTTGCTTGAACAAGTTATTCGTACTAACGAAGGTAGCACTACCTTACAGACTGACCTAAATC